GTCGTCGATGATCATGATATCATCGGCAGCAACCGTCGTGATTGCGGTAAACGCTGTCATTTTCTTGTGTGGCATCGCGTTAGATTCCTTCCGCGTCGTCGTTCAGTTTCTTAACCGCGGACGTGTTTTTCCGTAGTTCCGCCAAAATGCCGTTCAGCACTACAACCTGTGTTCCGTTTCCTGCCACTAGCTTCGGTCCGCCCACCGCACCGACACCGCCTGCGTTCTTCACCATTGCGACCGCTTTCTGTGCGGGCGACACCTGATCCGCCTGTGCTCCCGTCGCAATCGTCTTGAATATCCGGCTATATGCCTCGACCGATCCGGCTTCCGCTGCTGACGATGTCAACTGCGAAAACCGCTCGACCTCTTTATTCAGACCGGCCTGTGCGTCCTTCTGTTTCTCGACTTCGTCCGCCGCGGCCTTTGCTGCCGCCGCTGCTGCGTCCTCTGCCGCTTTGCGTTTCGCTGCATTCTCCTCTGCGGATTTCGCTGCCTTCTCTTCTGCCGCGATACGATCGTTCCATTCCGACGTTATCGTTTCGTCCGCACGCTGCGGTGACGGTCCAACATCGACGCCTGCCGCTTCAAACAACGCCATTACGCTCTGCGTCACGATGGCCTTGTCGATGACAGGCAACAGCAACTCAATCAGCGGAGTTCCTACGCGTGTTTTTAAACGGTCCCACGATTTCGATAGCTTGTTCAGCGACTTATCAAACGCTGTCATCGAATTGCCAGCAACGTCGTGTGTGACACCGCCCATCGATTCCAGCTTTGACTCGTATTCCGCAATTTTATCGGACGTCCCTAACAACTTCTGCAACGCGCCGACCGACTTATCCGAAAACCCAAGCGCCAACAGCGTCGCCTTGCGTTGTTCGTCTCCGAGTCCAGCCAGTCGCGTTTCCAGATCGCCGACAATCGACGACATATTCCGCATTTCGCCCGACGCATCGAACACACCGACGCCTGCCGCCGCGAATGCCTCTTTGTTCTTAATAGCTTTCGTCTGCAGATCCCGCATGACGATCGAAAACTGTGTCCCGGCGTTTTCGGCTTTAATCCCCTGATCGGCGAACACCGCCAGAACTGCCGTTACACCCTCGATCGACATTCCAACATCGCGGGCCGCGGCTCCAGCGCCGGACGTTAACGCCTTCGAGAACTGTTCTACCGACGCGTTCGCCAGCGTGTTCGCTCCGACGAGTGTGTCCGTAACTTTGACCAGTCCGGCGAGGTTTTCCGCCGCATTGTCCGACGTTAACCCCATCGCCGACTGTGCGTCCGTCGCCAGATCGGTCGCTGTCGCCATGTCGAACATTCCCGCCTGTGCGAATGCGGCAACCTGTGGCAATGCTGCGATCTGTTGTTCTGCGTCGAGTCCGGCAGATGCCAGGAAGAAAAACCCTTCGGCAACCTGTGCGGTCGATGCCGACACGTCCTGCGCAACGGCGATCGACGCTTCCCGCATCGCGTGTTGCTGTTCGGTCGTCAGCTTCTGAATTGCAAACGACTTCTGTAACGCTGTGTCGAGATTCGCCGCCGAATTGACCAACGCCCCGACGCCACGTGCCGCCAGTTGTGCCGTTTTCAGTGCAAGGAATGCACCGCCCGCGACCTTTGCTGCCGTGCCCATCTTTCCGAGTGACGCACCCAGACCCCTTGCCTGCGACTGCGACTGTTTCGCACCGCGGGAGAAGTTGCTGTTATCCATTCGCAGCGTTGCGACGATGTCCCCGATTGAAGCCATACAATTCGCCCGTTCGTTGCGCTATCGACCGAACACCGCCCGCATCGTTCGCTCCGTCTGCTCGTGCTGCTCGTCGTCCGTCAACGCGTCCCATGCGTCGTCGCCATATCCCCACGATTCGAGGTACGTTGACGCGTCCACCTCGACACCCGCTGCCGCGTACAGTGCCGCGATCGTGTCTGCCCGCTGCCTCGCCTCGATGTGCGGTCCCCACGGCTCGACGTTGAACATCGCGACGTGTTCGGCCCATTCTTCCGGTGAGATGTCGTTTAAGAACGCCCGGCGGGATCTGTAACCGGCGGAACGGGCAATCCTGCCAGCCAATCGCATCGCCGGGCGTTGCCTCAGTTTTTTGCTATAGCCTCGACGTCGGCTTCGTCCTTTGCCTTGCCTGTCATTCCCAAGTGTTCGAACAGAAAGTCACCGACCTTCTGCGTTATCTGTGAATCCAACGCCAGAATTTCGTCGAGTTCAGACTCCGGGAACCCTTCGGCCAGTCCGAATACTGGTTCGTCGCGTTCATCGACCAAACACAACTGGATTAACCGTGCCCGCAGTAACGGGCGTTTCGCGGGATCTGGCTTGCCGTCCTCGTCCAACTGCCACGACTGCAACAGCTCGGACGATTCCAGTTCCGACAACGAACGGACCCGGAATTCGTGCCCTGTGTCTTCCATTCCCGGCACTGTCGCGAATCGTCGCGATCCGAGTGCGCGTAGACTGTCTCTGTTTACAACTGCCATTGCTTCGCCCGTCCTTACCCGTTGCGTTCGCTCAGCGTCTTCTGCATCGCGTCCGCGTTTGCGTCCGATGCGTCGTACCGCCGCTCGCCCGTCGCCTGTGCCCGGTCTAGTCTGTCCGCCGCTGCCTGAATAATGGGTAACTTGCTGTCGATAGCGCTACACGCTGCGATCGCCTCTTTGTCGTACGGTTCGGCGATCCCCATTCCGACCAACAAATACCCCTGTTTGTGTTTGAGCACATACCCGGCTGCGACTCGTACCCGCAACCGCTTCTGGTATTCGCGGCCCGTTATCTCGCCACGATGCACCAGCGTTGCCAGTTCGCCGATTTTGGCAATCGTTGCCTGCCGATCGAACGCCCCGGTTTTCGTTGTTACCAACAGATCCGGATGCGTGATATCGGCGTCCCGTATTATTCGAACTTCCATCCGTGCCCGTTATTCCGTGAAGACTGGCAATCCGTCGATATTGCCTGACAGTTCCGCTTTGAGTCCGTCACGTGCTGCGACAACCGCTCCGAATTCCAGTCCGGCAGAATTCCAGTCGATCGTCGATGCCTCTGCGTTGACGAATAAAAGCTGCCAGACCGTTTTGGCTGGTGTATCGATTGCTGCTTGGATCGCGGCCTGGACTGCCAGAACTGGATCCCAGAACAACGTCGCAGAAAACGGATCAGTATCCGTTCCGCCCGTCAGTTCCCGCGGAACCCCAACGCCTGCCTGATCCAGCGTTTCCGCTTCGAAGTCCAGTGACTTCGACTTCGGCGGTGTGATTTCCATTACCTGTGCAACGGTCGTCGACACAGACGCAACCTCGACCTTCAACAGTGTGCCTTTGCATTTGTTAAACGCCATTTCGACCGCTCCTATGAAACCGCTGCGACGCTGTACTTGAACGCGATCTGTGCCAACACAGAACGCCGTAGAACTTCGATCGTGTTGTCGTCCTCGACGAGTTTGACCGGTGGCGAGTCCGACCCGCCGTCCAGTATTTCCACCGCTTCGATTTCGACCGTCCCTACATTAGTTGTGACGATCGATGCGCCGGTTTCGAGTTCGGCTAACGATCGACGAATTAGATTCGTCAGCGTTTCGAGGTTTCCGGGATCTTCCGCCCGTACCTCGAACTCGTATATCGGGAACTGCAGATCGACCGCGGTTCCGTCCAGCGTCGACATCCAGTCCGCGTCGTCCGACTTGAACGCGATGTGCGGTAACGCCTCGACAGATTCGCGGACATCGCCGAACACGACCCGCTGTGACACTAACGTCGTGATCGATGTTTTAGACAGCAGGTGTGTTCTCAGTGCGATTTCGAGCGACATAACTAACCCTCACGCCGTAACCGGTTAACTTCCTGCGTCAACTTCTGCAGACCGACCGTGCGAACCTGTCGCAATGCTGCACCCTTCGCCGACGCTGTCGCGCGACTGATTATCTTTACCTGTGCGATTCGTCCGACAGACTTTCCGGTCGACTTCACGCGTCGCAGTCTCGTCCCCAACGCAAACCAGTGAACGTTGCGACTGCCGATCCCCTTACCGGTTTTGTTCTTTCCGGATCGCTGCGGTTCTCGTGCTTTTCCGACAGCAAACCCGGCTTTTGCGTCTAGTGCGTCCTGTCGTTTCCGTTTCTTGAACCGCTTGTTAACGACCCGCTTTAACGCCTTTTTGGCGTGCGGACTCAATCCCGGCTCTGCCGCGACTTCCTGCCGCATCTGCTTCACCAGCACCGACAATCCCGCTGTCATTCCGGACCGAACAACCTTGCGAGCCGATGCCCCTGCCAGCTTCGACAGTCGACGGTCGATCGATGCCATACCGGCGAGTCGAAACGTTCTGTTCGCGGTCGATGCCACGGTTACACCTCTGCGCGGTCCATGAAATCATCGAACGTGCTCCGCAGATGCAATTCGACGCCGTTCTTCAGTGACACAAGAATCGTGATCTCGTCGAACTCGTCCTCTGCGTCCTCGTCGCGGTACTCGTGCACGCTGGCGATCTCGTCCCGATTGATCGCAACCCGTAACCCGCCAACCGCTTCGAACTCGTCCATCATTCCGGCTCCGCCAATATGGTTATCGATTTCCGGTCGCCGTCCTGATCGAACGCCCCGGTGACAATCCAGTTTGATCCGTCTTCCCGCACAATTCGCCACTTCGACGTTATCTGTGTCGAGTCCGTGCTGTGCCAGACGACGACGAGTCCGTGCTGTGCCAGACGACGAGTTCCGCCGTCAGGTCGTTCTTAACCTTGATGTTCGCCCACACGTAGAACTGTGACACATAGTTCGACGGGTCGTCCGCCCGGTGTCCGTAATCGTCCCGGACCTGCGTTGCCGCTGGTGCCTCGACTTCGACGTATTCCCGCAGAGTTCCGGTTTTCACACGTTCTCCAAGAGTCGATTGTCGCGGACCTTGTATGGTGCCAGCAGATTGTCGACCGCTGTTCGCAATGCGACGGAACCGATCGGGACTACTGGCTGATTCGTGCGGTTTTCGTAGTAATCACCGATTAACAGCCGCATCGCGTGTCGAATCGGCTCCGGTACATCTGAACCTGCTGCCCCGAATCCGGCAACGTAGACGATCGACACTGCTGCCAACTGTCGACGCGTTGTTGGCCAGGTGCCTTGATAGGCGGGCGTTAATTCGGCAGGGATCGCCGTTAGGTTCTCTTGTTGTGTCGTGACCGTCTGCGGATCGCCGTTCGTGTCCGTGTAACTGATCGACGTGATCGATGAGACGTTACCACCGGGCAACAGCAACGGATCGGCCCCCGACGGAAAACACTCCCGTTCCAGCGTTAGCGTCTGCGTGATCAACTTCCGCCAGAGAACCTCTTCAATGTACTGGCGAGCAACGATGATCAGCGACGTGATCAATGTGTCCTCGTTCGTCGCTGTGACACGTAGATGTGCCTTCGCTTCCGTTAGCGTTAACGGTTCTGCCGCCGGAACTGTCGTCACTTCGTATGGCATTGCATCCCCTTAACGCAAAAATCGACCGCGGTTTGTAGTGTCCCGCGGTCGATCCCCTGCGACGGTCCGTGCCGCTGTTTTGTGCCCTATTTCGCCGCTTTGTCTGCCGCTTTCCGTTTCGGTTTCGCCGCTGGTGTGATCGGTTTTGCCGCGACTTCGACCGCACCGTTGACGCCGTACCAGACCTTCGCCTGTTCCTCGCTGCACTCGACGACCTGTCCTGGCAACCCTTCGGATCCCGGAACCCCGCTGTTGTGCAACAGTTTCACCGTTACGCGTTTCCCTGACATATCGACGACGCCTTTATGTAAACGCAGCCAGTGCCGCCGGGCGTCGTGAACCACCCGGCGACACTATGCAACGCGAGTTGATTAGGACGCGGCCTGAATCA